ATAACACTTGTAGGTAAATTATTGGAGTTTATTTCATTTATGAAGTTTGTAAGTTCATTTATAATATCTTCATTAAAATCAAATAAATTTATAATTTCATTTTTAAAATCCTCAAAATATTTCTCACTCTGAAAATATCCATTTAGAAGAATATTATTATGATATTCGATTTCAGTATAACTGAATTTTGGTTCATAATAAATTTTGGAGGGGGTAAAATTATTTATATTGGTAACTTTTTTGAATAAAGTGTTTTGATACTTCGTAGATTTGAACCCTTGTAAAGGTGTGAAACATTTATCAAAATCAAAAACTGCTTTATCATTATTTCTTAAAGCTAACGCATATGCTGCAGCTATTTGAAACATTTGATTTCCTAACCCACCTTGTAAAAAACTTGAAACCATATTAATTAGTTTTACTTACTTGTTTATCATGAATTCTATAAAATAGCAAAGGTTCTTTTATAATATGTAATTTAGCACCATTTCTGTAACTTCTAATCCAAAGATTTTTATCTTCTCTTGGTATTTCTTGAGGTATATAAGGACCGAATTCTAACCAAAACTTTTTGGTATATGCAACACAAGGGTGAGCTAATGGTGTGATATCCATATTAAATAAAGTTTCTAAATCGTGATTTCCTAAACCAACTGGGGCACTAAAACTATAAATCCCATTTGTTTCTTTTGTAAAAACATATTCTGAGGAAACTATATCAATATCTCCATTTAAAATGTCAATTTGTTGTTGAAATCTATTTAGAGTATAAAAATCATCTAAATTTATATTAAAACAAATATCATAGTTTTCTTCTTTGAACACTAAGTCAAGAAGAAAATTCATTGCTTCGGCATGATTGTTCATCTTAACTTTGAAAAAAAAATGTTTTTTATTGATAGTAAATATTTCTTTCAAATTTGAACTATCGTCACCATAATTCAATTCAAAAATATCAAAATTAGTATAAGTTTGGTTTAAAATTGTATCTAAACACTTTTGAATCCACTCTTTTTTGTAGATTGAAAATATATTTGAGTGATATAAAATACAACAAGTTTTCATCATTTTGATAGAGGTTTATTCATAATATAATCGTATAATTTTCTTTCGTCATTTTTGATGTTTTGAATCATACTTGGTCTAATGTGTCTATAGTTAAATAATGGTAGAGGTATTCTAACTCCCTTATACCCATTATTTCCTATTCTCCACCAAAAATCATAATCCTCCCACCCTTTCATAGATTCATCATAACCTAACACATCGTCCCAAGCTTTTTTTCTGAACAAAGAACAACTTACAATAAAAGGCCCTCTTTTTAATCTACTCAATGACCATTCAGGTCTTTTTTCCATACCTTGTATAAAACCAATATGATTTGTATCACAATATATTGGACTCAAATTCTCATTCTTCTCAGCTTCATAAATTGCAAATAACAAATAGTTTTTATCAAATGTATCATCAACATCGTGTGGTAATATATAATATCCTTGTGAGGATTTAATAGCTGTATTTCTTGCTGCAGAAAGTCCTTTATTTCTTTCGTGATGTAAAACTTTAATATCACTATCTAAATTATTTAATATTTCCAAAGTTTTTGTATCACTCGACCCATCATTAATAACGATAATTTCTTTATTTGAGTATGTTAAATCTTTAGCCGATTTTATTGCCTCAGGTAAATATTGACCATCGTTAAAACAAGGGATAATGATACTAACTAGAGGACCTAAATTTTTAACGTATTTTTCTGTTAAAAATTTCAAACTCTTTTGATAGTTCTCTTGTTTAAATTGTTCAGAAACTTGTTGGGTTATATTGTTTTTATATTTTTCAATTATGTTATCTATGTTATTCAAATTACGAAACCAGTTCAAGTCAAATAAAAAACTATCATTACCAATCGACTCAAAATTTTCAATTGGTGTTGTTGGGTAACACTTTTGAATAAAATCAGTTAATTCATCATCGAAAAGTTGAATTACATCAAAATCAATTTCTTTTATTTTATACAACTGATTTATTTGTGTTGGTTGAAGACCATTTGGTGTGTTAATTTGCCATTTACCATCACCTAATTTATAACCGAAAGGTTCATTTATGGAACTTAAATTTATTCCTTCTCTTTTAGCTAAACTTGTTATTCTATTTCCCAAATTTGAACATATGTACAAATGATGACCTTTGTTTTTAAGTGACTTCACAAATTCGAAAATGAATTTTTCTTTATTTGATTCCCCATTAAAATTAGTGGTTGAAATTAATATTTTTAATTTCTCGTTGGGGTGTATTTTTCTATTTAAGAATACAGGTAAATTATCTTCATATTTTGATGTGAATTTAATTCTGTTTTCCTCCCATTTAGAATTAGTCATCCCAATCGACTTATGATTAATTCTAATCTCTGTTGTTACACCTATTTTAACACCCGACAAGTAGTTATCAAAACAAAAAGATACATCATAAAAATGAAATCCTTGAAACTCTTCATTGAATGTTTTTTTTATTCTATTTTTGTCAATAGCAAAAAACAATCCATCAACAACAACAACTTCCTCTAAATTACTCCCCAAATCTTGTGAATATGATGATAACCAAGTTTTACCATTATGTGTATGTGCTACTTTTCCATACATTTTTTTCATATCTTCCCACCATCTACCCGATGTGGACAAAAACTTTGTACCCGCAACACCAACTACTCCATAATCTAAATTTCTATCAAAAATTTTGAGTAGTTTGTTACCCCATTGATTAGTTTCAATAGTCAAATCATCATGACAGAAAACAACTATACTATTTGAGGCTTGTGATAAACCTCTATTATATGCCGAGGTTAGAGATTCACCATTATTAACGATTTCAATAACTTCCAACTTGTTATGTAAACCAGAAGTTTTAATTAAATGTTTTTTATGTTCTTCATTTGAAGTTCTTGTACAATATATTATAGTAATCATATTCCTGTTGAGCCAAATCCGTTATCACCTCTGTCTTTTTGACCTAAATCTTTCTTTAGTTCCAAATCAACATATTTTCCGTTTATTACTGGACATAAAACTGCTTGTGCAATTTTCATTCCTTTTTTTATTGTTACTTGGTCTGAATTCGTATTAAAAATTATAACTTTTACTTCACCCAAATAACCGCAATTATGTATCAAATGACTATTACAAAAGAAGTTATGATTATTACTTACTGTTATATCATAAGTTTGTTTTTTTTCTGATGTTATTTTTTTAATCTTCGTTGTTTTCATATATAAAATTTTTTAGTTCTTCAACTGAGTAAAACAATTTATAGTTTGGGTATTCTTTTAATGCAAATTGTTGTTTTACTAATACTTCCTCAGTTTCCCACCCCTTTAGTTCAATTAAAAAGATTTTACCATTGGCTAATTCAATGTAAAAATCAGGAACATAGTTTCTGTGTAGTCCATTATAAAAATATCTTATTCGAATACCATGTTTGTTCGTCCATCTTTTTATAAAATTAACTGAGTCAAAAAAAATCATAGTTTCCAATTCATATGAGGATGAATATAAAAAGGTTTCATTTTCCTTTGATTCATATTTTCCTGTTTTATATTTGTTACTTGTATTACTTAATTTACCTGTACTATATAATTCAGAAATAATTTTTGACATATTTTCCCTAAACTCTTTTCCTTTTTCACATCTACCATCACCCAACACTTTTACGATTGATTTGATTGTTTTTTGTCTATACTCCTCATTTTCCCATCTTTCTTTTGATGTTTTTGATATTTTTTTTATTCTATCTTCAGATTTGACCCACTCTTTAAATTTTTCACTTTTATGCCAATTGGTAAAACCTGAATAGATTTCGGGTGTTTCTTTATGTCTCTTTTTTATAATATTAGACATTTTATTTTTGAATTCAGATTTATTATGGGATACTTGTCTAGATTTTGTCATTTTTTGTTTATATTCAGTATCACTCCATTTAGTTTTTTGTTTCTCTGAAAATATTGTTGCATATTCTTTTGATTTAACTAAATTACCTGGATATAACTCTTTGTATTCTTTTGAGGTTAATTTATGTTCAAATTTTAAATGTTCAACAATTGAATATTGTTTTTCAATCCCACAAATTTTACATTTTACTGACATACTTATTATCTTTATTGATAAATAGTATCTTGGTTAAAAAAATACAATTATCTCATCATTTTCTTGTAAATCTTTGGCCAAAACAATCCCTTTATTTGTATAAATTTCTGAATTGGGGGTTACCTCAAGTACACCTTCTTCAGTCTCAATTTTCAATATATCTTGTACATTAGTGTCAAAAATTTTAAGAACAATATCTTTTTCAATTTCTAAACTTTTTTCATTGAATGAAAATACTATATCATTTATTTTTAAATCCTTAATATGTTTTTCACCATTTATAGTTAAAATTTTCATATCTTCAGAAAAACAATCCACAGTTCCTGGTGAATTTAATACAAATAAACCCTGATTTATTGCTAAACCACTTTTTGACCTTACTTGTATTTCATAACCATCTTTGATGTCAAAGGCCAATCCTGTTGGTATTAAAGCTCTACCTAATGGGTTTACAACAATTTCTTCTGTTGAGTACAAGTCAAAGCCTGAGTCACTTATATAATTGTAACTAGGGTCAATAGCATCGGGATTAAGTTTAGTGTAACCAAGTATTTGTTTGGGGACATAATTCAACATTTCTTGTTCTAGTTGTTTAATGTCAACTCCATAAGTTTCATAGATAATATTGTAATCTATTTCATCTTCCTTTCCTTTTAAATAATTTTGTAAATCATCGACTTGTTTAAACAAATCTTTCATATTTCCTTGCATTATCTGAGTTCTTTTAACTTTTTAATTATTTGAATTAAGACATCAACATCTTTTTCACAATATTCACTAATACCCTTGATGTTTTGTTTTTCCCAATATTCTGAGTGAACTTTATCACCTTTTACCTCACCATCCTTTGGAGTTGGTATATCCATAGTAGAACATAATAAATCGAGTGACCCAATTGAAGAATATGCCCCATATTGCCAAATTTCTTTGGTATCAATTGCTTTGATTTCCCAAGGTTTTGTATCATATGATGGAAGAAGTGCCGGAGGCATCAATCCATTAATAATCATACGTTTTGCCAACATTGGGATATCAAAGTTTTTCAAATTATGTCCACACAACCAAAAATCTAACTTTGCACATTTGTTTAATAAACCTTGAACATCTTTCAACAATTGATGTTCATTATCATTTGAAAATGTTTGTTTTCTAACAGACCCATCATCTAAAACAAATGCAAAACTAACACAAATAATTTTTGCAAATTCAGGAACTAAACCAGCTCTACTTGAAAATACAATATTTTTTTGGTCTTCTTTAATTTCGTTATCTTCAGGAAACCTTTTCAAGAACCAATCAAAATATTTGTCAAATTGGTCAGCCACAGATGGGTTTAAATTAGAACACACATCATAGTTGGGACAACCCCCAACTGTTTCAATGTCCATAAATAAAATCTTAGTAATTGGTTGTTTGATTAACATATATTTTTATTTAATTAGTGATTTGTACCATTGAGCTCTATCTCTTGTAACATTTCTTAAATCATATTTGTCTTTGACTGACTCATATAATCTCTCACCCAAATCTACGATTAAATTCGGATTATTTACAAGAAATTTAATATTTTTTGCCCAATCACTATGATTTCTTTCTTCCTTAACTAACAAAGCATTTCCATCAGTAAAATTACCAAAACTTAAAGCGTGTTTGAGGTCAATTGTATAAGGTCCTACTTCAGATGCAATTAATGCTTTTTTATAAAAACCAGCCTCAATAACTTTCAGTTGAGATTTTACTCTATTGAATATATGGTTTTTGATTGGTGCCATTGATATATCAAACTTTGAATAGTTAGTTGCATAAGTATTGATTGGTTTAGTCCAAACTCGTCTATATGGTAAATCACTTATATTTGGGTATTCTTCTTCTTTAAACTGAAGTAAAAATTGTTTGTAGTTATCATCAATTGTACCATATTTATTCGTGAAAATTTCTTCATATCTCGCCCAAACTGTTTCGTCAGGGTTGATTGGTCTTTGTTTCTTTTCACCTGTTTGTTGGTTTATTTCAGTAATTGTACCTCTTGTATCAAAACCACACAACACATATTGTACCTTATCCTTCAAAGATATATTCTTTGAGACAAATCCCTCTAACAATTTCAAGTCATGTAAGTGAGATGAACCACCTAACCAACCAATTCTTATTCTATCTGATTTCTCAGTAGGTTGTTTAAATTGACTTTCAGTTGGGTCGATTGCATTTGGGAAAATGACAACATTTCTATTTAATTTTTTGATTTCATCAGCAAAGATATTTGTAGTTGTAGTAACATAACTTGCAACTTTTAAATTTGCCATAATTTTCTCATGGATTTTGTCTTGTACAATCAATGTATGAATTGGGTGCTCCTTTCCTGGTAACCAATAATCATCCAAATCTACAATAACAACAATACCTATTGATTTCAAAAAATTAATAATACTTGGTGTATGTTCGTAACTATTACCAATATTCCTATGTATATGAACAATTTGATATTGTTTCCAATAATTTACATCATTAATTCTAGGTTGATAATCAATATCCACGTGGAAGTCATCTGGATACATATTTTGTAACATTACATGGGGGTCTACACTTCTGAATTTTCCAACTCCGGTCGTGTCTGAGGGGGTTACTAGAACTCTAATTTTTGACATATTTTTTAATAATTTTGTTTAATTTTTTATCATCTGAGAATTCACGTTCCCAGATAACTTCTAAATTATAACCCATTTTTTTCAAATAATCAATTCTTAGTTTATCCTCGTCCCATATTTCTTTTGCTGTCTTTTTTTTGTGCGGGTGAAAATAATCAGATTTATATTTTTTGGGATTACAATGCCAATAATCACCATAAAATTCAATAATTAAATTGTATTTTTCAATAAAAATATCACATATAAATCTATCAATAGACACAGTTCCTTTAGCATCTATTCCCCTATTTTTAATTTCACTCAACAATTTTTTTTCCAATTTAGACACACAACTTTGTTTTGGTGGATTTTCAGATATTTTTTTGGAAATTAAATCGAGTGTTTGTTTACTATGTTTTTTCCCATAAAAAGGATTTCCTTTACCTCTCTGTAATAATAAACTACAAGATTTACAATTACTACTTTTTTTTATTGAGTTGTAATAATTACGACACAATACGGATTTATTTTTCGAGGTTTTTTGGAATTCGTTTTTACACATCTTACACGTCCATGATAATGTAAATTTGTCACCAACTTCTTTTATTTTTAAACATTTACATCTATCTTTATACCTCGTTAGTTTGTGTTTTTTTATTACAGCTAATATCGTAGGTTTAGATAACCCCACTTTACGTGAAATCATTACAGAACCCAACCCTTTTTTATATTCCTCTATTATAAATTTTTCAGTTTCAATGTCCATAATCAATATATTTTATATTATATAAATATAAACGTTATGTCAAAAGGAAAGTATTACCCTCTAAAAAAACGAAACCCCACAACTTGAATTTCTTCAGGGGATGTGGGGAATAAGAATTATGAAAAAAATAAATTATTTAACTTTTTTAATACGTGTTACTTTTCCTTCGAAAATGTGACTTCCAACTTTAAATTGGAACATATCATTTGTTTTATTTGTACTTTCAACTAACAGACCATTTTCACCTAACACTTCTTCGATAGTTTCTCTAATTAAATCTTTTAGAACATTTTTATCCAAGTTGGATGTTACATTCTGTGATTTCGTTTCTTGTACAACTTTTTTTGGTTGGTATGGATTAACATTATTAGCAATGTCATTGTTCATTAATCTTGCTGCTTTTTCAACCAATTCATTACTTAAAACTGAACCCCCACCACCCATATTGTTTGGTTGATTGATTGGATGTTCAATCATTAATCTTTTAATTTCATCAGGTAATTTAGATGATAGAATTCTATCCTTTGTATTTGTGTGTTGTGGTATTTGTTGTTTAGATTCATTAACACCCATAAATTCCTGAGGTATGTTGAATTTAGCTTGTGGTACGTCAAATTCTCTTACATTAGTATCAAAATTCATATTACCCCCACCATTTGTATTTCTAGGGGTCTGATTATGACGTTCCATAATCTTTTTAGATATAGCTAATTTGTTCATTAAATCATTTTCGTTCATATAATATTTTTAATCAAATTTGGCATTTATTATAACTCTATTCATAGATTTGTCTCCACTTGGATTATAGTTGGGTCTAGGAGTTTCAAAATTATTTCCTGTTGGTGTTAATGACATAATCCTATCCAATCTAAAAAGTCGCCAACTTGGTAGTGGTTTTTCTCCTTTGAATCCTCTATGGGAAGCTCCCTCCAAATCCCAAGCTCTAAGAACTGGATTACCTTTTTTTGAATAACCAAAACATACGGGTTCGATTTCTCTTAAACCACGTCCACCTGGTTCTTCTCCATCATAATAAATAATAACTCTATTTTTATTTCTAATTGAGTTAATTACGGATTCGATAGAAGCTACTTCTAAAATAAGATTTTTGGTTATGTTGTAAAGTTTCATTACGCTGGTGGAGTTGTATAAGGTTTGTTTACTTGATACTCGTTCACTTTGATTTCATTTTTTCTTTCAACAATGTCAGTACGAGTTCCAATGTTTTGATTATAAACATCTAAGAAATTACCAGTACCTCTACCTTTTTCGTCACCATCAGATAAAGCATTTGGATTAACTGAAGAATATTGATTATTCGTTGCATAATCATTTTTGGGAAAAAGTTTTTTTCTTTCAGCTTCAGCGATTCTTGACAACTCATTATCAGGTTGTGCAAAACTTAAAGGTTCTACTTGAGCCATATTAAATTAATTTTTTTATTAAATCATTTATCCTTTTAAGGTCTTCAGTTACTTGTAAATTATATTTTTCCAAGGTATTTGAATGACTTTTACTTGGTCTATTAGTTGTTGTGAGATTATTTTTTTGATGTGGTTGTATGTATTGATTTGGTAAAACAACTGATTTTATTTCTTTTCCTAATGAAATATCATCTCTCATCGATTTCAACATATTATTTACCCAACCTTTAACATAGTGACCACCATTTAAAATAAAAGGTAAATCATTCTGATGTCCGTTAAAATTATCAAAGAAGTTCTTCATTCTTTTGAGTTGTTGATATGTTACAAATCCGGTATCTCTGAGTTCTCTATTTCTTCTAAATCCTTCTGTACTTTCATCGGCACCAATAGCATTATCATTACATTGTTTAAGATAAACAATAACGTCTTCAGGTAATTCTATTTTTTTGCCGTATAAATCTTTATTCACTTTTTTTCAAAACATTAATTAGTTTATTCAAACTTATACCTTCTTTTTTTGCTAATTTTTTGATACTTTCTAAGTTCTTAATTAAAATTTTAGATAAACTATCAACTTTCTCAATAACTTCACCATCACTACCCCCCAACTTATTAGTTATAATATCTTCGACCATTTTAACCATTTTGTTTTTCTTTTCTTCTTCAATTTCTTTTTCGGTCAATCTTTGTTTTAATTTTCCTTTTCTTTTTTTTACATTTGGAATTTTACCTAGTTGTTTTGTTCTTTGAATTCTTTCTTCAGGGTCTTCCACACCCATCTTCTTAAAAGTTTTAAGTGTTTCTTTGAAATCCTTATTTTTAGTTTCTTCATATCCAAAAGCATCGGACATATTTTCTTCGTCAATAACTTCACCATCTTTATTTTCACTTTCACCATAATAAACACGATATCCTCTTGTAACTGGGTCGTTTGATATTCTTGCAGCAACCACTGTTTGGTCCATAGTTTTTTTAGGTGTAAGATACTGATTCAAAAAAGGAATCTTAGAACTTAAAAAAGTACCATCAGTGTCAATCAACTCATCTATTTCTTTTTTGGAATATTTTTTTCTTGATTTGGTTATTTTTTCAACTTTACTGACAACATTTTTTAAGTTTTCTTTTTTAAATTTTTTCTTAGTTGGTTTTTTGTCTTCAGTTAATAAATTGTAGGTTGTATAGGTCAACGAAAAGTTTTCCCCATCACCTTCGATAATGAAGTGATAATGGTCATTGAAATATTCTTTTCTGAATTTGTTCATTAGTAATTTTTCTTAATAAATACTTCGTATCAAAGTATTTATTCTAAAAAAGAATGTCATATCAAAACATAAATCAGTTTAACCCATCAAATTGGTTTTTGAAGCTATCATTGGAGACACAAGATATGTCTCTTACTTCTGATGAAGTAAATTTTAACCAAGAGGTTGTTTTTTCACCATATTTGATTGCTCAAACATATGGTAACAGATTACCTTTTTATTTTGATATTAATAGTACGGCATCCACTCAAAATTTAATTTTGACGTACAAAAATTATAATTTCAATAATGTTTTTATTTCTGAAAACTACTATAACCCAAAAAATGAAGTTTTAAGTTGTCAATTGTCAGGTTCATCTTGTGACATTGGTTTGACAGGAATTGACAATGGTTTGGTTACTGGTATGTCAGCACAAACTATTGTTTTCACAGATGGTCTATTGCCAAGTAATTTAGAATTCAACAGATTGTATTTTGATAGAAGATTGAAGTTACACCAAGTTACAGGATTTACATCTACCAACTTGAGATTTTCAGGTTTCGATAAAAATATTTTGTATGAAGTTGTAAGTAAGGAAAGTCCATATGTCGGAAGATACCACGAATTATATGGTGGGTTTTATCAAGGTTTTTATAAGTTATTTGGTTACGACTACAATATTTTCCCTGAACGAATGAACAAGGGATGGGCTGTTGAATTACTTTTGAAACCAAGATTAACAAATGAGTTTTCAGGTACAACTGGTGAAACAACCCTAAATGAAATATATCCAAACAATAAAAATATATTCTTTTACATAGGAACAAGAGCCGAAAACAAATTCTATCACCACGCAGATGGAAGTCCTATTTGTGATTCAGGTTATACAAGAGTAACATCAGGTTTAACTAAACTTCAAACTTGTGCTTGTTGTAATTACAACATTACAAATAGTAGATGTATATATGTTTATCCCCCTCGTTCAGTAAATGGTGTACACGACCCTCATGTCAATTACGGATGTGATAAGTGTGGTGGTCACCCTGAAACAAAGATTAGTTGTGGTTGTGGATGTAATGAGTTGGCTTGTCAAACTTGTGGATGGGAATGTCAAACACATACTTGTGATGTTACTATACCAGTAACTCCGACACCTACACCAACACCAAGTCCAACACCATCTTGTAATCCTTTCCCACCACAAACAACTTGTACACCTACTTGTACAAATTGTAATGATTGTTCGTCTTGTAATGATTGTACGACATCAGGGTTTACATCTATTGAGGACACTTGCGAGAAGAATCCATTGTTGGATACAATGTCGAATGCTTTGGCCATAAAATTATGTGGTGACCCTAAGAATCCTGGTATTGGGATTAGATTTTTAAGATTTACAGGTGGATGTGAAACTACGGGTACTTGTACAACTGGTATTACATATACAACTGGTTATACAATAACAGAAATATGTACACCACCGATATATCCAACTTGTTTACAAGTAAATCCTGCTTGGTTGGATTTGGAACATTGGTTTCAGGTTGATGTTGTTTGGGAAAGATATAATTTCTTGGATGAGTGTGATTTATATTGGAGAGGTGGATTGGGTGACATAACTAAAAAGTTATTTTTGGAGGGATTGGTAAATAATTCTGTATCGTTGATTGCTCCACCATACACAAGAAATGAAACTGCTTTACAAGTTGAGTTGATTAACTTGAATGAGAAGTGGTTACAAGAGGGTAAATATAGAAAAGGTAGGTTGAAGATTTATGTTAATGGTAAGATATTTTATACAATAGAGGACTTTGAGGAGATTATACCTAGAGCTTTGAACACTGATAAAGAAAAACAAGTTGGTGTTCCATTTAATATATCTTGGGGTGGTGGTACACAAGGATTGAGGGAGAACTTAACATTTACATCATTAAGTAATCCTGATGGTCCTTATCAACAAGACCCTGAATGTTTTCCAATTAATGATTTAAGTGGAACAACATTGAGTGGGTTAAATACAAATATATTAATTGAACAAAACTTTGCTGGTACATTTGAGGGGGCAATATCTCAATTGAGAATGTATGTTACTCCATTATCAGCACCAGAAGTGAAACATAACTTCAATTTGTTAAAAACTCAGTTTCAAATGTTTAATCCTGATTGTCCTGATTGTTCAACAATAGTTTGTGAACCTGATGATTTCACATTCACAATAAATTAAAAATATGTAATTATAGTATGAGTCAATCAATAACAATTAGTAGTATAAATTATAGTGGGGAACAAACAAGTATTGTGTTTACACCACAAGGGACTACTAATGTGTTTAACTTGGGGGTTCAAACTCTACCTTACACATTTTCATCAAATACATTGACACCTCCACAAGAGATTTATGGGACTTATAGTATTTTATCATTGAGTGGTGATTGTTTGAGTATTTTGAATGTACCAAGGCCAACACCAACCCCAACACCTACTATTACACCTACAAGGACTCAAACTCCAACTCCGACATCTACTGTCACACCAACACCGAGTTATGACCCTTGTAAAGTACCAACTCCGACACCAACAACGACACAAACACTTACACCGACACCAACGATATCTGTTACACCAACAGTTACACCAAGTAGAAATCCTTGTGTAACTCCAAGTAAGACACCAACTGCGACACCTACACCTACTAAAACACCACCAACAACGGCAACACCAACAGTTACACCTACTATAACACCGACTAATACACCAACGAATACGGTGACACCAACGACTACACCTACTACAACACCAACGGTGACACCTACGATTACACCAACATCAACTGTGACACCAACACCTTCAGTGAGTCCTTTAGGACCTGAATCACCAAAAATATATTATGGTAAGTTCAGTGGTTCGTCAATTACTTCAGGTGAAACGAGTGGATTAACTAGTGGTTATACAAGTAATCCTGTTAATAGTGCTGTTGTACTGCCAAGTGGTTCAAGTGGTGATTATGGATATATTTTAATACCAACTGGTTTAACACAACCAAGTGAGTTTAGAGATAGTAGTGCGGGATGTTTAGGTAGTTTAATACCATTTAATAACATAGGTACGATAATTATAGTAGACGCTAATGGGTTTAGCATAACATACAATGTATATAGGACATTCTTCCCATTTGTTGCAAGTGTGAGTGTGTGGTTATGTCCTTAAAAATTAAATAATAATGGGTTCATTTAGTTTATCAGGGGGTGTTGAGGTTTTTGGTTTTATTTCTCCGAGTGATACAACGGATACATATCCGGTGATAGACCCCTTATATGGTATTGATGGATTAAGAAATGTTGATTTATTAAGTGATTTAAATAACATACCAACTTTGAGAAGAAGAGCTGGTATGGTTGTGGGTATAGGTGGAGGTACGACCTATTATAAATTAAACTTACCACCTTGGACAAATACATTATCTGATTGGTCTATTTTTAATTCAGGTGGTGGTAGTGGAACATTTACTGGTGGTACTGTGTCAGGTGCGACTATTTTTTTGGATGGACTAACAGCAAATACAATAAGTGGAGGAACTTTTTTTGGGGATGGAAGTGGTTTAAGTGGATTGACTGATACATATGTGACTGGTGCAACATTTAGTGGAACATCGTTAATCATTTCCCAAAATGAGAATCAACCCAACATAACAGCAACTTTATCATCAATATCATTATCTGGTGCATTATCTTCAATAACATTCAATATTGTTTCAACAGCAGGAATTTCGGCTTCAACAATATCTGCAACAACATATCAAAACTTACCAACAGATATTAGAGTTACTGGTGGTACATTTAGTGGTGGAAGTATTGTTTTTACAAATAATACTGGGGGAACATTCAATGTTTCAGGTATTTCTTCTTTTGATACATTTGTTACTGGATTTACATATTCTAATAATACATTCACAATATCAAGGAATAGTGGTTCAACTCTAACCGCAAGTATTAATAGTGTCACAGGTTGGACAGTAAATGGTAATACAAGTATTACTGGGAATTTAATTGTAACGGGAACATCCGCTTTGAATGGTACTATTTCTTCATCAGGATTGGCTGGTTCAACAGATAGAATGGTTCAAGTTAATTCAGGTGGTACTATTTCAGCAAGTGCCGATATTATACCAGCATATATAACTTCAGGTGGAACTATTGCCAATTTATTAGATGACACAAATAATTGGGATATAAATGGAAATTACATTGGGTCAATTATAACGGGAACATTTCAAGGACAAAAACATTACAATAACAATTATTTTTTTGAAGCAGTTGCTGATAATCTCTTTATTAGATTTATTAGAGGATAATGATTGTAAAATATGGAAATAATGTTACAAGTTTTAATAATAGGTTTCTTAATTTTCAAAGTGTAATTACCCAACCCTATTTGCAATTAAATACAATTGCCACTTATCTTCGTAATTATATGTCGGATTTTAGAAATCCAAGTTTTTATACATATAGATTGGATGGTACTGGATTTTACATATTAGATGGAGGTGGTGATATGTTTGACCAAGGAAATATTACAACACCTTGGTTATCAACCGGACTTTCTTATACAGGAAGTGCTGCTTATTCACTTGCTGCTTATCCATCTGCAATTACTTATACAAATTCAGCAACAACAATAATTGACACTGATTTTTACTATATTTCATTAGGTTACACACAATATACCACAACTCAAGACCCAACCTATCTCCCTTTAACTATTATAGGTACTAGAAGTAATTCAGGAAAACCTATTGGGTGGCAAATCGGTGGAAATTCAGGTGCTGATGGTGGTGGTACATTAGCATCAGGATTAATTTATAACGGAACAATTTTAAGTGGATTCACAACATACGCATTTTTTAGGGAAACATATAACACCACAGACCCTTCACATTGTAATTTATACATTTTATTGGGACATAGTAATTGGGGTTCCGTATTTGGTAATGCAATTAATTATGCGGCACAACCAGTTAATTTGGGTGGTTGTGGTGGATTTCTATATACATCAGGTGCAACGACATCAAACATATTATCAATACAAACTTTATTAAGTAAAAATAATGGGGTATTAGTTACATCAGGAGAATGTCAAACTGTGGTTCAAAACTTTGTGATAAGAATAAAAGAAGCATTAAACTATTAATATGATTATTACACACGAAGGTAAAATTGTTGATTTGGGTGGAGTACCAGTCGTGTTAGGTGTTGATGTACCACCAACACCTTCGATTACTCCAACTATAACACCAACATTAACTATTACACCTACACCAACACCAACTAGTGGTGCAACATCAGCATTAAGGTTATTGATTTTAGGTGATGCTCAAGTATCAACAGTGTCAGGACAAGTTTCAAATGAAATTGTTTCCCTTGGTTATCCAACACCAACAATTTCAGCTGTAACAATTTCAACAACCTATAGTGGTACTGGTTTAAGTTCAAGTAGTTGGGATGTTGTGTTGTACTACACCAACTCTTCACAAACTGGTGCCGTTACCTTGAACACTTCTTTGAGGAACTATGTTGATAGTGGTGGTAATTTAGTTGTTGGAACATTTATTTGGAATCTTAGGCCAATAGGTTTTGATTTTACCTTAACACCTTATGTTGGTACTGTGAATCAAAGTAGTGACTCAACTGGTAATATGACAGTAACAATAGTACATCCAATAACAACAGGTGTGGGGACTGGTTTAACAACTAATAGTACAGTACAAAATAATTTGGTAACAACTTTACAAAGTGGTGCAAATACAATTGCTACATATACAACATCAGGATATCCAATAATTGGTATTAATACAGTTGGAACAGCAAGATTAGTTGGTATTAACCTTTATTTCCCATCATATATTGCAACTCGTGCTAATTTAAGAAGATTAGTTACAAATGCTGTACTATGGGCGGGTAAAGTTTTGAATTAACAATATTTATAAAGTATGAGTGCAACACCTAATGTAAGAGGAGAAAAAATTTTTGGTTCAATAACTGGTATTACCTTATTTTCGGCAACGACAATAAGTGGTGGAACTTTATATGGTGATGGTAGTAACTTAACTGGAATTGTTGGTGGTTCAGGTACTTCAATAACTGGAGGTACATTTTCAAATGGAAATTTAACACTAAATAATAGTACTGGTGGTACAATTGTTATTTCAGGTTCTGCCCCATATAATGCAGGTTTGATAACAAATGCAACAGGATGGACTGATAATAATAATGGAACTCTAACTTTACCTCAAGTTACCGTTGCATTATACAATAATTCAAATTTCATTGAACCATTAAAAGTTTATATAGTTCCAAGTGGGACAACTGGAAGTGGTGGAATACCAAGTTTATTTGATGAAGACACAAGTTATGTGGTTATTGAATATAATGGAGGTAGTCCAAGATATTATGTTTATGATAATGATTCTGTAATCACCGATAGTGATGTTGTGTTATTTATGATAACCTACAGAAGTGGTAATTTTGTGCATGTTTTAGAATTTGATAACTATGGAGCAGGATTACCAAATAAGATAAATGATAGAATTTTATCAACTGATAGATTTGCAAGAGAATCAGGATTTTCATTGGGCTTGAGTGGTTCGACTGGTGTCGTTACATTATCTGCAGGTGTTGCATGGAATGGGGTCTATCGTCAAGCATTACCCCAACTTAATTCTCAAGATGATATATTTTTTCAAAGTTTTCATAGTGGTGGAACTTGGGTTTATACAACAACTGCTAATACTCTGAATAACGAATATTATGACGATGGTACAGATAAGGTTTTGGCTACAGCTGGTAAGTATTTGGTGAATTGGTATTTCAGGGGGCAAGAAGTGAATGACCACTTATATGAAGTTTGGGGTAATGATGAATATGATAGTGTTGCAGAAGCTCAATTATCAGTAGAACCAAGTTTACCCGAATTAGTTACATCTCATGCCTTCTTAACAGGAAGAATAATTGTACAAGTTAGTGCAACAACTGGTTCAGTTGAGAGTGCTTTCGTTAGTGTATTTCAATCAACACAAGTTACCGCACATAACGATTTAAATGCAATTCAAGGAGGTAGTGCTGGAGAATATTTTCACTTAACTTCAACACAATATTCAAACAATGCTTACACAAATGTTGATAATATTTTTTCAGTTGGTCAGACAATTAATGGTGGTGTAACCGCAACAACCTACTATGGTAGTGGTGCAAACTTATCAGGTTTGACTGATGTATTTGTAACTGGGGGAACATATTCAAACGGAGATATTTTATTTAGAAATAATACTGGTGGAACATTTAATGTAAGTGGACTTACTCAAGGTACTTTAACAGGTACTGGTGTTACGAATTATTTAGCTAAATGGAATGGTGTTAACGAATTAATTGATAGTCAAATTATTGATGATGGTACTGATATAACTTTTGGTGGGAATAGTGTAACTTTTACGGCAGATGTTAATATCAGTGGTACTACAATTATTGATGATGATGTTATCATTTACAACGGATTAACCGCAAGTACAATCTCTGCAACCACTTATCAGAATTTACCAACGGATGTTTTTGTTACAGGTGGAACTTATTCAAATGGTACAACAACATTCACAAATAACACAGGAGGTACATTCAATGTATCAGGATTTTTTACTGGTTATACTAATGTCGTTAATTCTTTAACAACTGGTGTAGGTCTGTCTGCAAATACAACATCAGGTAATGTAACAATTATTAATACAGCACCTGACCAAACTATAACATTAAGTGGTGGAACTGGTATTACAACAGGTGGGACTTATCCAAACTTTACCATTACCAATTCATTACCAGACCAAACTGTGACATTAAGTGGTGGTACAAATATATCTGTAACAGGTACTTATCCAAATTTCGATATCAGTTTTACAGGTTCAACAACATCAACATTTGATTATGGAAAAACTTACGCAATATCAAATAGTTATCAATTAATATAAAAATATAAAAATATGCCAGCAAATACATCACCAATTTTTACACTAACACCAAAAATACAATGGGCTGATGCAATGACATCAGCTAATACCACAAAAGATTTAACATCAGGCACAATTTATCCTGTATTTACGGGTGGAACTAACGGAAGTTATGTTCAGAGAATAAGATTTAGAACTTTGGGTCAAAATCTTGCCGCAACAGTAGGTAGGGTATGGATTAACAATGGTGGAACAACCGGTACTGCAACAAACAATAATCTATGGGATGAAATAACATTACCAACAACAGCAGCATCTGAGGTTGCAGCACAATCGACTTATGAATTACCTTTGAATTTTGCCTTACCCGCAAATTATGTAATTTATGTAACTTTGGGTACGGCACCTAATGCTGCAGGTTGGGATGCAACCATAATCGGTGGTGATTACTAAAAAAATTAATTATGTACATATACGCACTATGTGAGTTTAACTATGGTTATGAAGGTCAATTTTATCAAAGAAATGATGAGTTTGGTAATACCGCTTTCTTTAGTTTGGTTGGTGACCCTTTGGATTTAGTTTCACCTTATGGATACTTTATAGTTGAAACAAATGTAATTCCACCTTGGGCTTAAATAATAATTTATGATTGATTATAATAACCTCCCCAATTTAGACAATAGTGTTGCTATATTTTACGCTATTGGTTCGAGTACTTGGCAAACTTGGCAAAAACCAAGGGGTTGTAAGTTTGTATATATGCTCGTCATCGGTGGTGGGGCTGGAGGTGGTGGAGGTCAATCAGGTACTGGTGTCGGAAGAACTGGTGGTGGTGGAGGTGGGTCTTCGGGTATGAACAAAGGTATGTTTATGGCTAATACACTACCTGATATTGTATACATCAATGTTGGTTATGGTGGGGCTGGTGGAACACCAAATAGTAACGGAAGTGCTGGTAGTATTTCATATGTATCAGTTTTACCTGATACTACAAGTGTGAATGTTTTACTATATAGTAATTCCACCACACCTGGTGGAGGTGCTGCTGCAGGTACTCTTGGAGGTACTGGTGGTGCACCTACAGCGGCAAATCAAATCTTGGGTTATTCAGGTGTCAATTTATTTGGTGCAGGTCAAAATGGTACAAGTGGTGGGTCTAATGCAGGAGGTAATGGTACGGCTTTAGCACCAACTTCTCCATTATGTGGTGGGTCTGGTGGAGGTGGGTCAAGTGCCGCAAACGCAAATGGAACTGGTGGTAATGTGAATACAGGTGGTGTTTTTCCTACATTATCAGGTGGAGCAGCGGGTGGCACAAATAGAGGAACTGATGGATTTACAGGTTCTTTTCCAAATAAATCAAATGTTTTAAGAAACGCCTTTATTTTTACTGGTGGTTCGGGTGGGGGAGCAAATGGTGCTGGTATAGGGGGTGATGGTGGTAATGGAGCTTTCGGTTGTGGAGGTGGTGGTGGAGGTGCTGGGACTACTGGTGGTTCAGGTGGAAGAGGTGGTGATGGTTTAGTAATAATTATATCTTGGTAATATGTTAGATTTATTTCATTTAGCCGATACAACTTATAATACTCAAGTATTTTATAGAACAGGCCCTTGGGAAACTTGGATTAAACCTAAAGGTTGTAAATTCATACACTTCTTTGTATTAGGAGGTGGTGCTGGTGGTGCTGGTGGATTGACAGGTATTGCCGGAACTAATAGAAATGGTGGTGGTGGAGGTGGTAGTAGTGCCCTAACAACACTATTAATTCCCGCTTTTTTTGTCCCTGAAAGATTACATATTTTAATAGGTCCAGGTGGTGCTGGTGGGGCTGCGTCATCGAATGGTACTGCGGGAACTGTTACTTATGTTGGAATAAATAATGTTACAACATTTGTCCAAAATCATCTAATTATTAGTAGCTCGAGTAATAATACCGGTGGGAATTCAAATGCTGCTGCAGGTACTGGTAATAATCCTAATACCGTAGCTAATAGTGTATTGATGGGTATGGGTATTTTTAATTCTATCGGTGGTGTTAATGGTTCTGTTGGGGGTTCTTTTGGAGCAGGAACAAATATTACAATATCAAGACCAACAACTGGTGGTGCAGGTGGTGGGGGTTTAACTACAGCTAATGTTCAAGCCGTTGGTGGTAATATAACTGGAGCAGGGTTTATCCCCACGATAAGTGGTGGAGCTGTTGGTGGATTTAATGGTGGTGCGGGATTTAATCAATTTAATCCCTCATCGATACTATCAAGTTCTTCACCTTTATTTTTTACAGGTGGTGCTGGTGGTGGTTCGAATGCAAGTGGTACTGGTGGTAATGGTGGAGATGGTGGATGGGGTTGTGGCGGAGGTGGTGGAGGGGGTGGACTCACTGGTGGAAGAGGGGGTAGAGGTGGCGATGGTTTAGTAATAATAACTTGTTGGTAATAATATGATAGATAATTTTAATTTACCTAATAATGATAAGAATGTTCAATCATTCTATGGGATAGGTTCGGCTGTTTGGCAAACTTGGCAAAAACCGAATGGTTGTAAGTTTATGCAAATGATTGTCATCGGTGGAGGTGGAGGAGGTGGTGCGGGTGCTACAAGTATTGCTGGTAGTGCTAGGTCAGGTGGTGCTGGTGGTGGTGCTTCGGCAATAAGTCGAGCTTTTGGTACACTTTCAACTATTCCTGATACACTTTATATTTTAGTTGGTATGGGGGGTACTGGTGGGTTACCTACGGCAGGAGCTGGAGGTAATGGTACTGTAGGTACTTTATCGTATGTTAGTGTACAACCAAATACAACAACATCAAATATAATTTTAGCAAGTGGAGCTGCCGCAGCAGGGGCAGGTAATGGTGGAGCTGTCGGTAGTTCTAATGCTACCGCAGGTAGTGCTGGTACAGTATTTCTTCAGACCGCAGGATTTCTTAGTTATAATTTTTTGGTATCTTTGATAGCTGGACAATTAGGGGGAAGTGGAGGTAACCAAAATCAATCAGGTACTGCAGTATCTTTGACTAATATCGTTTCAGGTGGTGCAGGTGGAGCTGGTGTATCAACAACTTCTCGTGTTGGTGCGAATGTAACAGGTTCAGGATTTGTCTCAACAATAAACGGAGGTAATCCAACCAACCCATCTGAAGCTGATAGCGGATTCTCATCATATAATGAGCAATTAATCAATATGCCATATAATTTGTTTTTCACAGGTGGTGCTGGAGGATACGCTAATAATACTACCGCTGGAGGTATTGGAGGAAATGGTGCGTATGGTTCAGGTGGTGGAGGTGGTGGTGCTGGAACTACTGGAGGAAGAGGTGGAAATGGAGGGGATGGTTTAGTTATAATAACTTGTTGGTAATATTTATCCTATATGCCACATCAAATAAGTATATCAGCAACAACTGGGACACCCCCATATCAAGTCATAGTTTGTGATGTAACATTAATCTATTGTTATACACTAACTGGCTCAACATCATTATCGGCAACAACAACTTTTGATATTCCATCACCTTTAGATGTTGCGGATAGTATAATTATTAAAGTTATTGATAGTAACGGATGTGAAACATTTTTACCATATAGTTGTCCTGTAACACCGACACCTACTCCAACAATTACACCTACACCAAGTTCGACACCAACTGATTTATGTAGATGTATTCAAATAACGAATACTGGAACAACTGGTGGAACTTTTTATTATACACAATGTGATGGAACAATTACAAGTGTATTACCAATCAACTCAGGTACAACATTATATTATTGTGGTAGTAATCCAATTGCTTTGACTGAATGTGATATTTTTATTGGTGATGTTTGTGTAAACAATAGTTGTGTTGCAATCACACCTACACCAACACCAACGATTTCATTAACCCCAAGTGTAACACCAAGTATAACACCAACAATAAGTGTAACACCAACAATTTCAGTAACTCCGAGTATAACACCTACAATAAGTGTAACACCAACTATAACACCAACAATAACTCCAACAATAAGTGTAACACCAAGTATTACACCATCTGTTACACCAACATCATCTCCATTACCTTCAACATTTGCTTATTTGTTTATTGAACCAATAAGTGCCGCAACAAGTATTGGTAACTATATGTTTGGTAATGGAGCTCCACAATTCTTTGGTTTCAGTAATACAAGTCAACCAAGTTCAAGTGCAACGACATTTAATACTGAGATGAACTTGTATGTTAATTATAGTGGTTGGACAAATGGTGAATTACCAACGATTATAACATCCAATGTACCACAAACAACTGGTGGTGTAGATAGTTTCGGTAATACAAAAATAGCATACAATTTTGAAACGACAGAAATACTTCAAAATACAATATTAGACCAAGCTTGGTACACTTGGATTATACCAATTGTTTTAACAAATAATCAATCTCAATTAGATATTGATTTAAGTTTAGGTAATCCGAATGTATTTAGTAATGTGTTAACAGAATCAACAATTAGAACAAATACATTTACATATACTGGTTCAACAATACCATCAGTAACTTATAGGGTATATACAACATATCCAGCTGGTGATTTCTTAATAGATAATCAAACGACAGATATATATTTTAAAGGAGGTAGTGTAGGCTAATGAGTTTTCCATATAAAAATCCAATAAGTCCTAATCAATTATTGGGACAACAAAGTTTAGAAAGAACAAAAACATTTGGGACTAGTTACTCAACTTTGTCCACTGGTGGTTATATGGAAGTATATTCTTTAGACCAACTATATTACACAATCCCGCCATCCACATTCGGACCAATTGAGTTTAGTGGAAATAGTATTCCAATCACATTTTCAAAAGGTAGTGGTACAACATTTTCCTATGATACATTAACTTTACAACCTGACAATATTTCTTCGGGTAGAAGAAAACAAGGTATGTTGGTTTATGTAAAAGAAGTTGACCAAGTTTATCAATATTCAATTAATAACTACGAAACCCTTTGGAACAATGCAACTGGTTCTACTGGTACAACAATAATATCAGACTTTGGTACGACCATAAGGGCTAACTCACCTGAAAATATAACTTTCATTAATAGTTGGACAGCAAATACTATTGATGGGGTTGGTGGTGTAACACGAGCTAATGCTGTATGGAAAAAATATCACGGAACTAATTTAGCTATAACTGGTGGTTCTTATAATTCTATCACGAACACATTGACATTAACAAACATAACTGGGGGCACTCAAAATATCACTGGTTTTGGAGGTGGAGGTGGTGGGGGTGCTACAATCACTGGTGGTACTTTTGACAAGAACACTGAGACATTAACTTTAAGTTCTTCAGGTGGTAGTATATTCATTACAGGTTTTACTGATGTTTATACAACTGGTGGTACTTTTGATAATGGTGCAAAATCTTTAGAGTTATATGATAATAGTGGAAATACTATTACTATAACTGGATTTACATCTGTAACAGGTTTAACAGGTGCTGGAGCTTATGGAAGTTTTTCAGATACAACTAACCAACCAGTTAGTGGTGCTAATATAGAAACAGTTTGGACATATAACACAACCGAGATTTCCAATGGTATATATATATCAGGTGGTTCAAAAATTAGGGTATCACAATATGGAATTTATAGTATAGGATATTCGGGTCAAATTGAAAAAACACAAGGTGGTACTGCAACCGATGTTACAATATGGGCAAAAATAAATGGAAATAATGTGGACAGAAGTTCATCAACAACTACATTAGTTTCTAACTCCGCATATATACTCCCATTTGTTTCGTACATATTTGAACTATATCCTAATGACTATTTGGAATTTTATTTTTCAGCTCCAAGTCAATATGTACAACTAACAACATTATCAGGATTAACTTCACCAACAAGACCAGATTCTCCTTCAGTAATTATTGTTGCACAATCTGTGTTAGGAACTACCGCAACATTTACTGGTAATACTTCAGCAACTTGTATTACTGACTTGTATGTTGAAAATCTATATGGTTGTTCACCAATTAATGTTAATGATTTATTAATTGGAAATTCAGGAATAACAACATCAAGTTTAACAGGTACAACTATTAGAAATAACTTTATTGTTGATAGTGGGAACACAATCACGATAAAAAACTCAAATAGACAATTGATGGATACTTCAGGTGTCGTGTCTGTTGATTGGTCAAATAGAACTATTAACGATAGTGGAAACAACATATCAATAGATTGGGAAAATAGAAAAGCAAAAGATACTTTAGGTAATAATTCTATCGATTGGGAGAGTAAAGGTTTAATCGATTCTACAAATACAAACTCAGTCGGCTGGGATTCAAGAAGAGCATATGATAGTTTGGGTGGAACTAGTTTAGATTGGGAATCTAAGGATTTATATGATTCATCTTCAGTAATTTCGTTAAACTATAACTCAAGAACTTTAACTGACTCAGGGTCAAATATACTTTTGGATTGGCAAAATGGTATTGCTGATTTAAGTAGTTTATATTCAACAAATATTTCTGCAAATACAATATCAGCAACAACTTATCAGAATCTACCAACAGAAGTTTTTGTAACTGGTGCAACTTATTCTAATAATACAATTACTTTCACCAATAATACTGGAGGTACTTTCAATGTTTTATTTAACACCTTTACTGGTGCTACGATTAATGGTAATTTAAGTGTAACTGGTTCAACTTCTTCATCTTCATTTAGTGGAAGTAGTGATACAATAACTGGCAGTAAAGGTAGTGTAATCACAAGTGGTAGTTCTACAACCGCGTTTATTAATGTTTCAGGTAGTAATACAGTTGGGGGTACTGGATATACTGACTTCATAAGAGTTACAAATACCGCAGCAGGAGCTACAAATATAAACAAAACAATTCGTGTTAACAATAATGGTCGTTTAGAGTTTTTGAATAGTGCATATACCTTCCAAACATTAAACTTGTCAGATAATGGAATTCTTAGTGTTGGTGGGGATAATTTTGCAGGGACATCATCAAGTGATGGCGTATCAAATTACTTACAATTTGGTAATAATGCCTCCCAAATCTATGATGATGGTAATTTTCACATTCATAGTAGGTCTGCTGGGCAATCAATGTGGATTAACACTAATGGTGGACAATTAAATCTATTAACTCAAGCACCACTTGCTGGTGCCAGTATAGGTTCAGGTATTGCTATTGCAACTACATCATTGAATGGTTATGTAACTATCAACACTGGTAGAACTGTTACTACGGCCGCAGCTTATGGATTTTTGACCACGGGTGGTGCTGGTACTTACCCAGGTGGTTCTCAGTCAGTATCCATTTCATTATATGCAAACAATCGTATTTGGGGTCAAGAAATAGATGCGTTCTCAGATGAGAGAATGAAGGACATACAAGGTGAAATAACTTTAGAAGAAGGAGTTAAATTGGTGAATAATTTAATACCAATTAAATACACTTGGAAAGAAGGTGATGATAAAGATATAAAAGCTGGTTACTCGGCACAACAAGTGTCAAAGGCGGGATTTGACCACCTAATCAGTTTAATACCAAAAGAAGGTTTAGAAGAAACAATAGATGAGGATGGATTTTTAAGTCCAAAAGATACACAATTTTCGATGAATTATGACCAAGTAACACCATATCACGGAATTGTTATTAAACATTTATTGGAAGAAATTGAAAACCTTAAAAAAGAGATTGAGAGTTTAAAGAATAAATAATTTAATTAAATCTATTCTTTCCATCCAATTTTTATATTTTTTGTATAAAAATTCAATGTCAACTATATTCGTACAAATAGCGGCCTTTAGAGACCCCCAACTTAATCCCACCTTACAAGATATGATTTTCAAAGCCAAGTATCCTGAGAACTTGAGGGTTGGTATTTGTAATCAATATAATGAAGAAGATAATTTCAATTTAGATGAATACAGAAATGATGATAGATTTAGAATCATTGATGTGTTAGATAAGGAATCATTGGGTGTATGTTGGGCAAGACATAGTGTGCAACAATTATATTCAGGTGAAACATATACATTACAGATTGATTCTCATATGAGATTTGAACAAGATTGGGATGTTACCTTAATTGATATGATTAATAGTTTACAGTTAAGTGGTTACAGTAAACCATTGTTAACTGGTTATGTATCTTCATTTGACCCAGATAATGACCCTGAAGGTAGAGTGAATGAACCTTGGAGAATGACCTTTGATAGATTTATACCTGAAGGTGCTGTATTCTTTTTACCTGAAGTTATACCAGGATGGCAAGAACTAACAAGTCCAATTCCCGCAAGATTTTATTCAGCTCATTTCTGTTTTACATTAGGTGAGTTTAGTAATGAAGTTCAACATGACCCTGAATACTATTTCCACGGAGAAGAAATTAGTGTTGGTGTTAGAGCATTCACTCACGGATATGATTTATTCCATCCACATAGAGTTGTTATTTGGCACGAGTATACCAGAAAAGGTAGAACGAAACAATGGGATGTTGATAAGGTTTGGTTTAAGAAGAATGAAAAATCACACGCAAGAAATAGAAGATTGTTTGGTATGGATGGTGAAATATTTAACCCTGAAGAGTTTGGTAAATACGGATTTGGTACTGAAAGAACTTTAGAAGATTATGAGAAATACGCAGGTATTAAGTTTAATAAAAGAGGAGTACAAAAATATACAACAGATAAATACTATCCACCAAATCCATATAATTTTGAGACAGAGGAAGATTATTTAAATAGTTTTGCGAGCGTGTTCAAACATTGTATTGATGTTGGATTTACATCTGTACCTGAAAAAGATTATGATTTTTGGGTTGTAGCATTCCACGACTCAAAAGATGAAACGATGTTTAGACAAGATGCTGACATTAATGAAATAAACAGAGTAATGCAAGACCCTGATGGATATTGTAAGATATGGAGAGAGTTTAATACGATTCAAAAACCAGCATATTGGGTTGTATGGCCACATTCAAAATCAAAAGGGTGGTGTGATAGATTAACTGGTAATTTGTAAAATGTTTGATATTCGTAAGGTAAAAAAAATAGTAATAAACTTAGAAAGGAGACCCGATAGATTAAAGTTATTCAAAGACGAAATGGATTTTATTGGTTGGGAGTATGATATTTTTAAGGCGATTGATTATGGTAGTTATTTAGGTTGTGCTTACTCTCACTTAAAAATATTAGAGGACTTCTTAGCTACTGATGAGAAATACATTATGATATTTGAGGACGATTGTTATTTTATGCCTTATGTAAAAGAACAATTGGAAAAATCACTATTTGAGTTGAGTGAAGTAGATTGGGATTATTTTCATTTAGGACCTAGTATAAATTGTCCTGTTAATAATTTCTCCAACCATTTACTAAATCTTAGTGAATTACCAAAACAAGAAGAACACCATAGGGGAATCTATAATACTGTTTGTTATATTATTAATAGGAAGTTTGCTCAGATGGCTATAATATGGAATGAAAAAAATCAAAAAGCTATTGACCAATATTATTATGAAGACATTTTTAAAGAACTAAAGTGTTTCGCCCCATCTTTACCTTTAGTAACTCAAAGAGTGGGGTTCTCTGATATCAATAAAACCACCGATAACAATCATTATTTAATAACTTACAACTGGAACTTGTATACTAAGAACAAATTAGATATACAATATTACGATATAAATTATTGTGAAAACCTGAAATACTCATAATATGAAAACATTATTCCTAACTTGTATATACAATAACTTATTTGGTACTGAGTTTGGTGGTAGACCTAGTAGAGAAGAACATTATAAATATAGCTTGTTATCACTATTGAGAATGACAAGTGCCGATTTTATTTGTTATACAAATCCAAGTGATTTGTCAAATCTGGAACATTTTTTTCATAATCAAAATGGAATATCAAAAGATAAATTAAAATTCATTCCTTTCAAACTAAAGGATACAAAACATCATCATATTTTTTCGAAGTACAAAGACATTGATACGATAAAGAATGGTGATAGATGTTTTGAAATTCAGTACAATAAGTTTTTTTGGTTTTTCAATGAAACGTTAAGTTACGACAACTATTATTGGATAGATGCAGGTCTAAGTCATTGTGGTATTATTCCCGACAAGTATTTGGTGAACAATAACACTTATCAAAGATATTTTAATTCTTACTTTTTTGATGACACCTTTTTAGATAGGTTAATTGAAAAATCGAAGGACAAGATTTTAGTAATTGGTAAATCTAATACTGGCTCAAATTTTTGGTCGAATACTTTACCCAATGAATATTATATAGAATACGATAGTTCGTATCATATAATTGGTGGTTTATTTGGTGGAACAAAAAAAGTTATGAAAAAATTTGTTGAGGAGTTTGAAAGGATTTTCTTGTGGGTTACTGAAAAAGAAAAAAAACTATATTCTGAGGAACAAATTATGACCACAATCTTTATGAATAATAAAGAATGGTTTAATTTATTTTCATTCGATGTTTGGTGGCACGAAAACAATTTAACACCTGATTGTCCATCAAATTATTTAACAATTAACAAAAGTTTTTATAAAAGTTTGGAGGATATAAAAGGTGAATAATTTAACATTAGTAACAGGATTATGGGATATAGGTAGAGACCAATTAACTGAAGGTTGGTCAAGAACATACCAACACTATTTAGATAAGTTTGAAAGTTTACTCAAATTAGATGTAAACTTAATAATATTTGGTGATACCGACTTACAAAGATTTGTAGAACAAAGAAGAGATTCACATAACACACAATTCATAATAAGACCAAAAGATTGGTTCATTAATAATGAGTTCTATCCAAAGATACAAAAGATTAGGCAAGACCCAAGTTGGTACAATCAAGTTGGTTGGTTAAAAGATTCAACCCAAGCAAAACTTGAAATGTATAATCCTTTGGTTATGTCCAAAATGTTCTTACTAAATGATGCAAGAATATTGGATAAGTTTAACTCAGATTATATGTTTTGGATTGATGCTGGTATTACAAACACAATTCATCCTGGTTATTTTACCCACGATAAAGTATTAGACAAATTACCCAAATATGTAGATAGATTCCATTTCGTTTGTTTCCCTTATGAAACAAGTACAGAGATTCACGGATTTGAAATAAATGCGATGAATAATTACACCAAAACAAAAACAAACAGAGTTGCAAGGGGTGGTTTCTTTGGTGGAAAAAAAGAAAGAATCAATGATATGAACTCATTGTATTATATGTTACTTAATGATTCATTATCAAAAGGATTTATGGGCACTGAAGAATCCATATTCACAATAATGACTTATCTATATCCCCAACATATCAACTATTCAATGATAGAGGGTAATGGATTGATGGGTAAGTTTTTTGAGGATTTGAAGAACGACACATTGGAAGTATTAAATGAAACACCTGAACCAATCAAATATCAAAGTAATGATATATCTAAGGTGGGTTTATATGTTATCACATTCAACTCACCAAAACAATTTGAGACCTTAATAAAATCAATGTTAGAATATGATAGGGATTTTATAACCAAACCAAGAAAGTTTTTGTTGGATAACTCAACAGATTTATCAACAACACCAAGATATAAAGAATTGTGTGAACAATATGGATTTGAACATATAAAGAAAGATAATATTGGCATAATGGGGGGTAGGATATTTGTTGCCGAACATTTTAATGATACCGATTTAGATTTCTACTGGTTTTGGGAAGATGATATGTTTTTCTATCCAAAGAATGAAACTTGTAAAAATGGATTTAATAGATATGTAATCAACTTATATCAAAAAAGTTTAGAGATTATTCAAAAAGAAAAGTTCGATTTTCTTAAACTAAATTATACGGAGTTTTATGGTGACAATGGAACACAGTGGGCGTGGTACAATGTACCCCAAGATTTTAGACAAAAACATTGGCCAAACAATCCAAAACTTCCACAGATGGGATTAGACCCAAATGCACCTAAAACAAAGTTTGAATTCATCAGTACTCATAAAGGTGTACCATATGTAGGTGGAGAAATCTACCTATCAAATTGGCCAATCGTTTTAAGTAAAGAAGGTAATTATAAATGTTATTTGGAAACAAAATGGGCTCACCCATTCGAACAGACCCTCATGTCGTATTGTTACCAAGAAACAATAAAAGGGAAAATTAAACCTGGTTTATTGTTGTTAACCCCCACCGAGCACAATAGGTTCGACCATTACGATTCAAAATTGAGAAAAGAAAATTAAAAAAAAATCAATAAAAGTTTTGGATATTTATAAAGAGATTGTATCTTTGTAAAACAATAAAGGGTTAGAATAATGGTCTTGGTTGATGACTTTCCTTAAAGTTAGGGTGTGTGGGCAACTCCTGATAGTCGAAAATGATAGACAGCTTGATTACATCGAAAGATGGTGACTATTGGCTCTCTGGTATATAGCCAAACCAGCGTGTCTCCAAAGTACGAAAATTGGAAACTTGAAAAGGGTGAGAATTATTCTCACCTTTTTATATTGTATATTTACCGCAATACTCATAATTTTTATCACGCATTTCAACCCCTTTAATTTGAGTTTTCAATGTTATCCTATATCTTTTACTTTCAAAGATATTCTTATGGACAACGAATGCGACTGTATATGGTACTATTTTCCCATTCTTGGTTATAGAATCTGTTTTGATAGTAAAACAAAGTTCTTTCTTGTTATCCCAATTATTATTAACAATCGTATCATAAATTGAGGGTATTGATTTAAAAACTAAATCGACACCTTCGGTGGTAAAAGGATTGTATATATCAGGGTTATTTTTGTTTTCTGGTTCGTCCTTTCTTCTATATCTACTACAATAATGGTCAGTTTGTTCAACAGTAAATCTACTTCTTTTATATTTGTAACTTTTTAATTCATCGTAATAACTCTCTATTATTTTTTTAGCATAATTAAATAGACCATCATTACATTTTAGTGTTGTTGACCCTTCATTTAATAAAATGAGATGATTTAATTCATTTATGGAAATTTCTTTCACATAGATTTTTTTAGGGTAAAATTCCTCAAATAATATTTTTCTTATCAATTTTTCCATACAAATATAAATACCATACAAAAGAGTATTTATATATAAAAACTAAATGGAATTCTTTATTAAAAAGAACGCAACCCTACCCCTCCTTAAGCTTCAGGTGGTGAAGAATGGCAGATTGGATTATGATAATTTTATGTCGTTAATCGAAGAATCGGCATTATTCTTTTCAATGATGGATGTGGAGACTGGTGTTCCAAAGATTACATCGAGACCTGCGGGATTTGTTGAAAAAACAAATGTTGACCCTAATGCTGACCCTGAATATTATTTATACTATCAATTTCAAAATAGAGACACAAATAGAGTAGGAAGATTCGAGGGTCAATTTATGTTAAGAAGTTCTGATGGTGTATTAATTTTACCTATTAGAGAAAAGTTATATATTAATGTACAAGAATCTTATATTGCTGATGATTTGGAATATGATAGTTGTTATGTATCAGAGTTTCCTTGTTGTATAAATGGCCCTGCAACTGGACTAACAATTAATCTTAATTTAACAAGTATTGTAACATCAGGTTCAGTAAATGTTGATTATGTTATAACTTCATCACAACAATTAAACAATCAATTAGATTTAACTTTCACAAATACATTAGGTCAAATAACTGGTACAGGTATTACAATTACATCAGCAATAACAATTAATTCAGGTACAACAATAGGATATGCTCAAGTTATAACTGGTGATGATTATACGGATTTAGATGGTACATCAGTATTCACTAATTTAGCTGTAACTTATCCTATTTCCTACACTTTCGACATAACCACTAATAGTATTTTTCCTGATTTGTAATTTGACTTAATTAGTTCTTCATTTTATATTTATAAGGACAAGGTAAATGTCATCCAGTATGACAGCTAATATACTGAACTTATAAAAATATAATAATGATTACACCTGAAGAAATCGAAAGTTTCTTAAACGGAAACGACCCCGAAGAGCACATCGTTGCCATAGAATATGATTGGGCAACAGAAAACATTTTCAAAATCAAAGAAATCCCTGGAAAAGGGAAAGAAATTAGAAAAGATACATTCACCCCATTTGCTTGGGTTGGTGACCTCCACGGACTTAACTTTTACAAATCATCCAAAGGACTTCAAAAAGAAGCAATGACCAAACACGGAATCCTAATTGAGAAATTGGATACTGGTGGAAATGAACGATTAGAAAAAGGTCTAAAGTTTTTGGTTAAATCTTTAAAAGGATATAGAAGTTTAATGCAATTCTTCAAAGAAGGAGGAATTGACCCATATGGAGATAATACTAAAGAATACTTCCTTATACCATCACCAGTAGAACAATACCTTATCCAAAAGGAAAAAAGATTGTTTAAGGGTTATGAAGAATACAATGACATTACAAGATTAGGATTCGACTTAGAAACGACCTCTTTAGAACCTAAAGATGGTCGAATCTTTATGATTGGAATCAAAACAAATAAAGGACTACAAAAAGTAATCGAATGTGCCAATGAAGACCAAGAACGAGCTGGTATTGTTGAGTTCTTTAGAACAATAGATGAAGTTAAACCATCAATCATTGGTGGATACAATTCATTCAACTTCGACTGGTATTGGATTATGGAAAGATGTAAAGCTCTACATTTGGATATCAAAAAGATATGCAAAACTTTACATCCAGAATATAATATGAAACAAACCAAGGGTATGTTAAAACTTGCTAATGAAGTTGAGGAATATACACAGATTGGAATGTGGGGATATAATGTTATTGATATTCTACACTCCGTTAGAAGAGCACAAGCAATCAACTCAAACATCAAATCCGCTGGTCTTAAATATATTACCCAATACATCAATGCTGAAGCTGAAGACCGAGTTTATATTGGACATACTGATATCGGTTCAATGTACGCCAAGAAAGAAGAGTATTGGTTAAATGTTAAGAATGGTAAATACAAAAAGGCCGACAAACCTGAATACAACGACTTGGATAAAAAATATCCTGGTATCTATATCAAAACAACTGGTGATAATATTGTTGAACGATACTTGGATGATGACTTGGAAGAAACCTTGAAGGTGGATGATGAGTTTAATCAAGGAACATTTATGTTGGCATCGATGATTCCAACAACATATGAAAGAGTTTCCACCATGGGGACAGCCACTTTGTGGAAGATGCTTATGATGGCTTGGTCTTATAAGTATAAATTGGCCATCCCCCAAAAAGAACAAAAGAAAGATTTTGTTGGTGGATTATCAAGATTGTTAAGAGTGGGTTATTCGAAGGATGTATTAAAACTTGACTACTCATCTCTTTATCCATCTATTCAATTAGTACACGATGTTTTCCCTGATTGTGATATTATGGGGGCTATGAAAGGTATGTTGTCTTATTTTAGAAGTGCTCGTATCAAATACAAGAACTTAGCAGCTGAATGGTATGACAAGGATAAGAAAAAATCATTGTCCTACGATAGAAAACAATTACCCATTAAGATTTTTATCAACTCAATGTTTGGTGCTTTATCAGCTCCACAAGTGTTTGCTTGGGGTGATATGTATATGGGTGAACAGATTACTTGTACAGGAAGACAATATCTTCGTCAAATGTTAAAGTTCTTTATGAAGAGGGGTTATACTGCGTTGGTATGTGATACGGATGGTATGAACTTCTCATTACCTGAAGGTGGTGTTGATGATAGAGTTTATATTGGTAAAGGTCTTAATTGGAAAGTTAAGAAAGGAAAAGAATATAAAGGTTATGATGCTGATGTTGCTGAGTTCAACGACACCTTTATGAAGGGTGAAATGGCATTAGATTGTGATGGAACTTGGAAATCTTGTATTAATCTTGCTCGTAAGAATTATGCAACGATGGAACATAATGGTAAAATCAAATTGACTGGTAACTCAATCAAATCCAAAAAACTTCCATTATACATTGAGGAATATTTGGATAAAGCAATTAGATTATTATTGGAAGGTGAGGGACAGAAGTTTGTTGAATGGTATTATGAATACTTAACTAAAATCTATAACAAAGAAATCCCCCTTCTTAAAATTGCACAAAGAGCAAAAGTTAAGTTGAGTATTAAGGATTATATTGAGAGGTCAAAACAAACAACCAAATCAGGTGGTGCCATGTCTAGAATGGCGCATATG